TGCGGGAGCGGGGGAGTACCGATTGGCGGAGCACCCCCCTGCTTGCGCTAATGTATGTGTCGCAGCGAGCGCACGCCCCTGGTGGGTACCCGGGACGGGGCGTTCGATGCGACGAGGCATTCCTCCGTAGCTCAATTGGCAGAGCAGCCGGCTGTTAACCGGCAGGTTACTGGTTCGAGTCCAGTCGGGGGAGCTCGGTCCTCCGTAGCTCAATTGGCAGAGCAGCCGGCTGTTAACCGGCAGGTTACTGGTTCGAGTCCAGTCGGGGGAGCATCGTGAACCAGGACCCTCCGGGGTCCTTTTTCATGTCTCCCGCCTCCCCGGGGAACCACCCGCCGCACCGCGGAGTCCTATGGTCAGGAAGGTGCCGTGGAAGCCGACCATCCGAGGCAGGAGATCGTATGAGCGGCTATGCTGCGGCAGACGGCGCGCACACATGTACGCGACACGCCGCTATGGGGCGGTAGCTCAGCCGGTTAGAGCAGCGGACTCATAATCCGTCGGCCGTGGGTTCGAGTCCCACCCGCCCCACCAGAACGACCGTTCGAAAGTCGGCCCGTCACCAGCACTTAGAGCGCCCCAACTGGTTTAGACCAGACGGGGCGCTCAGTCGTTCTGCGGCTCCTGCGTGAGCGGTGCGTGAGCGGCAGTGTCCGAAGGCAGTGGACGCCGGGCCCGCGGCACGATCGCTTCCGCGTTCCTCGCGACCTCCTGGTCGACCTGGGGAAGGAGGGTCGTGTACGTGTCGGACGCTAGCTGAATCGTTCCGTGCCGCAGCGTCTCCTTGATCGCGTGAAGGTCACCTCCACCCGCATGGATCAGCGTTGCGGCCACGTGCCGCAAGTCGCGGAGGTTGATCGGCGGCAGCGCCGCCTCCCTGCACAGCCGACGGAAGACGTCCGACACCTTCTCAGGGTGCAGCCAACCGCCGTCCTCGTCGACGAACACCTTGCCCGTCTCCTGCCACGGCAGGCCCTTCTCCATGTACGCCTGCCGCTCGGCCTGCTGGGCTGCCCGGTGGTCGGCCAGCACCTGCAGCGTCGCCGGGCCCAGGGCGATGGTGGCCGCGCTGCCCTCCGTCTTCGGGTCGCTCTCCACCGGCGTCCACCCGTCCTGGATGATCGTCTTGGACACCGTCAGCTGGGCCTTGGCGAAGTTGATCCCCGCCCAGTCCTGGCCGACCGCCTCGCCGCGGCGAAGGCCCCGGAACGCGATCAGGTGGAACAGGGCGTACAGCCGGTCCTGCTCGGCATGATCGAGGAACTCCCCGACCTGTGCCGGCGTCCACACCATGACCCCCGACGGCTTCTCGCCGGTCTGCTGCCACCGCTCCACGTGCTCCGGCGTCCAGAGGACCGCCTTCGGCCGCTTGCCCGACGCCAGCTCGACGTGCGCGGCCGGGTTGAAGGTGAGCAGCTGCTGCGAGATCGCCGCGTTCAGCGCGGACCGCAGCGTCGCCCTGATCCGCTGCTGGGTGGCGGGGCCGGTGATCCGGCGGTACGGGGGCATCGCGTCCAGCTTCGCCTTCTCTGCGGCCAGCCGTGCCGTCTCCGAGGCTGGCGGCCGGGAACGCTTCCCCCACGTTGCGAGGGCCTGCTGCTCGCGCCGCTGCTGGTTCTGTACCGCGATCGTCTCGTTGGCCGTGTCGATCGCGTCGAAGAACTCGACCAGGTGCCCGACGTTCAGCCGGTCCATCAGGACGTGCCCGAGGCCCGGCTTGAGGTGCACGCGGATGTGGGAGCTGTAGCCGTTGAGTGTGGACTTCTTCCGCTTCTTGCCCTCGACCCACTCGTCCAGCCAGTCGCCGACCGTCAGCTTGGATGTGAGGGGCTGCCCGGCGCGGAACCTGCGGCGGGTCTCGGTGAGGTCGGGCAGGGGCGCGTTCTTGTTCTTGCTGACGGTTTCGAGCAGGTCACCGATCTTCGTCTGTGCTTCCTGGTCGTCGCCGGGTGCGAGTGCGAGCAGGGCCCGGACGGTGTCGAGGGCCTCCTGAGCGTCCTTCGCGGTGGCGTATCCGGAGCGGGAGAAGGAGCGCCGTCCGCTGTCCGCCCGTGGCGGGAGCTCCTGCCGTACAGCCCACACGCCGTGGCGCCGGCTCGACAGTTGCGGGCAGACCTTGCCCATGGCCTTGCCGTCACCGTCCCGGCAGTAACAGCGACGATACGTCGAGCCCTTCATCACTACCTCCCACTAGCTGGAGGCTTCATTGTCTGCCTGTTCCTGTGCCTTGCGGAGACGTTCGGCGTTCGCCCTCAGTGTTCTGGACTCCCGGCTCCAGGACCTGATCGACTGCTTCACCAACTGCTCTACCTGATCATCCGTCAAGCCCTTGTCCAAGGCGTCCATGGTGGCGGCAGTGATGGCGGTGATCGCCCCCTGGACGCTGTCTCCCAGATGCAGGAGGGGGCGCAGGACGGGGAGCTGATTCTCCGCCTTGAACTTCTCCTCAGCGTCTTCGGCGAAGTGGAACGACTCCTCTTCCGGCAATCTCCAGATCTCCCCGAGCGGGAAGTCTCCCTGTGCCCACGTCCATGCATCCCAAGGATCCAAAGCGAGCTCAGAAGCCAGCCGAAGCGCGCTGTAGGAACGGACCTCCCCATTCGAGTCTTCCTCCTCATACCACTCCCAGGCCTCCTCGTGCGCCGGATCGTCAGGCCCTTCGGTAGGAGGCGGCCCCATGAGGAGGCGTGTGGGGGTTACCTGCAGAGCAACCGAGAGTGCGACGAGGTCATCGACATCGACGCGCCGCTTCCCTTGCTCGATCTTCGTGATGCCCGAAGGCAGGATCGGCCGGCCCAGCTTGCCTAGCCGGGCGGACAGCTCGCGCACCGTAGTGCGCCCTCGTAGCCGTGCGATCTCCTTTGCCACCCGCTGACCCACGCTGCCGAGCTTTGTCGTTGTTTCCATGCCGGGAACGGTAGAGGCCAACCAGGGAACACGCAACGGCCGCCTCAACGGTTGGCCATCCTGGAGTGTTTCCGTTTAGGCAACAGTTGATGCCACTTGACGAACGGCGCGAGTTGTCGCAATCTGTTCCCACCTTCCGATGTTTCGTTCCCAGAAGGGAAACAGACATGACCGCTGCTGAGCAGCACGAGGAGCAGCGCCGCCCGCTCGCGACACCGGACGAACTGGCCGCCTACCTGGGAGTTTCCAAGGCCACCATCTACCAGTGGTCCTCGCGGGGTGGAGCCTTCCCGCTGTTCCGGGTGGGGCGTCACCTTCGAGCCCGCTGGTCCGACGTCGACGCCTGGCTTGAAAAGCAGGCGGCATGACCGCCCCGGCCCTGACGATCGCCGAGATCCTCGACTTGCCCGCCGTCGTCCCGTTGTGGCCGACCGTCGGGCGGGCCCTGTCCCTCTCCGAGTCCACCACCTATCAGCTGGCCGCCGAGGACCGGCTGCCCATCGAGGTCATCCGCATGGGGCGCCGACGTGTCGCCCGGACCATCGACCTCCACCGCTTCCTTCGGCTGGCCCCGGAGGAGAACGGCGCCGGTCCCGCGTGCGAGGCGGGACCGTCAGCCGGAAGCGACGAAGAGGCCGCGTGCGAGGCGGCCTCTTCAGTCGAGCAATCCGCAGCTACCAGCAAGTAAGAAACGAGACAGCTCTATGGACAGCATGGCACAGCCGACAACGGCGTCGGACGCCTCTCCCGCCCTCTCCACCGACCAGGCCGGCATCGTGGCTGCTGGGCATCACGCTGGCGCTGAGCCCGCCAGTGCGCACGCCCAGCTCGCTGCCCTCACTGTCGGCTACGTCGTCAGGGAGTGGGACACCTCCACCCTCGACGAGTCCATGCGGGACGGCTACTTCGGGTACTACGTCCAGTTCCGCGACGGTGCGCCCACCCTCGCCTTCCCCGTCGGGCAGTCCCCGGTCGAGCGCCTCGCCGCCGCCCGCATCCTCATCGACTACGCCGAGAGGCCGCAGCAGCCCGCCGCCCCCGCCAGCGACAGCGAGGCCCAGGCGTGACCGCCCCGGCCGACACCTCGGCAACGGCCGCAGGTGTAGCTACACCCCGGTCTCGCCCGGTCCGCTTCGAGGACCCTGCCCGTAACGCGGCCTACTGGGCGCGCATCGAGCGGATCGCCACCTTGCGAGTGCTCTTTGCTCCCGCCGTGGCCAAGCTCCGGGAGGCGAAGTGACACGCACCCCCCGGGACACGTTCCTGTCCGACCAGGCGCTCGCCGCCGCGCGGGACGCCGCAGCTCATCCCGCCCTCGCCCCCATCGCCATCACAGCGGCGAACGGCGAGCAGTGCAGCTGGTGCGACTGCCCCGACGGACCCGACTCGCCGCACAACACCGCGAACTACCAGTGCAGCGGCTGCCCCAAGGCGGCTGAGGCGATCGTCAGCGCCTTCGCCGGCCCGAACCGCAGGTACGACTACGCGGCCTGCCGGAGGCACCGGGACGACATCGTGGCCGCCCTCATCGACGTCATCGCCAAGAGGCCTGCCTGATGCCCGCGGGGCGGCTGGAGGCCGCCCCGCTTCATCAACCGTTCAGCTCCAGTGCAGAGAAGAGCCGTTAGTGAACAGCGTTACCGGCGGCAGCCGCACCACCGCGGAGGCGACCATCTGCGCCGCCCGGGAGAGGGCGGTGTGGTGATGGGCTTCCTGCTCTATCGCGAGGTGAAGATGTGGGCGCCGCCCTCGCTCACGCACCAGGAGAAGCTCACCGCCCTGGTGTTGGCGGACGATGCCAACGACGACTCTCGGCTGACGTACAACAGCGTCGTCGACGAGGAGATCATGCGCTACGCCATGGTCCCCGACAGCCGGAAGATGCTGCGGATCGTCGCCCGCCTCAAGCGGGAGAAAGTGCTTGAGCAGGTCGGCAAAGGTCACAACGGGCGTACCGCCAAGTATCGGTTCCTTCACCTCGGCCCGGTCGAGTCGTTGGGTGGCGAAAACGACCACCCTACGGATCCCGTAGGCGGGTCAAATGAACCACCCTACGACTCTGACCAGGGCGAACCCCAGGGTGGCGAAATGAACCACCCTACGGACCCTGAAGGGTGGTCTTTTTCGACCACGAAGGGTGGTCAAAAGAACCACCCCTACCCCTCTACTTCCTCAACTACTACTTCCTCTTCCGCTAACGCGTCCGAGGAGCAGCCGGAAGACGCCACGACAGGCGAGCCGGTCAAGCGCAAGTCGCGGAAGAAGGCAGCGGTGAAGCCCAACCCGCATCAGGTCGCTGACGACCTCACCGCCGCCTTCTGGCTGAAGCACGGCAAGGGCCGAGCCCAACCCTTCCTCGCCGTTCGCGGAATCATCCGGACCGCGATCAAGAACGGCGTGGAACGCGACGACCTAGCCCGCGCTCTCCACCGCGTCGCCCAGCAGGGCCGCGCGATCTCCGGCGCAACTCTCGACATCGCCCTCGGCGAGATCCGTGGACGGCAGGGCCCGTACCGCGACCCCGAGAACCAAGACGACTACGACCAGGAAGTGTCATGAACCAGCACTTCAGCACCCTCACCCTCGACCACGCCGGTCTCGGCCTTCCCCCGGGCCGCTATGCCCTGCCCTCCGAGGCCGCCGCCCGTTTCCACGCACAGACCGCCGGCCTCGACCCCGAGCCGTTCGCCGCACACCTGCTTGAGCACTACACCGGGAAGCGGCCCGTCACCGAACTCACCGAGGCCGAACGCAGGTTCCTGCGCGGCGAGCTGCAGGAGCAGGTCGACGAGTGGCGGCAGGCAGCCCTCGACTACTTCGACGCTCACGTCCCGCTCCGGTTCGCCAAGGCCGCGCCCGACGCCGTCGCCCGCAACTGGGCCGGCCGCGTTGCCGCCGCTCCGCACGACACCCGGTCGCTGCTCCTCGCCGGACCCGTCGGTGTCGGCAAGACCCACTACGCCTTCAGCGCCCTGCGTGCGGTCGCTGAGACCGGCAGCACGGTCAGGTGGCAGGCGTACACCGCGGCGAACCTGTACGCCGCTCTCAGGCCCCGTGACGACCGCCGAGCGGATGCCGACTACGAGTCCATCGCGCACGCCCCGCTGCTGTTCCTCGACGACCTCGGCGCCGCGAAGCACACCGAGTGGGCCGAAGAGGTCACCTACCGGCTGGTCAACGACCGGTACGAACGGTGCCTGCCCACGATCTTCACGACCAACGTGGTGCCCGGCCAGCTCGGCGCGGCCGTCGGGGACCGAGTCGCCTCGCGCATCGCGGAGATGTGCGAGCGGGTCACGCTCAAGGGCGCCGACCGCCGGAAGAAGGTCGCGGCGTGAGCGAGGAGCACCAGGAGCGGGCCCTCCCGCACGACCTGTCCGCCGAACGCGCCGTCCTGGGCGGGATGCTCCTGTCCCGGGACGCCATCGCCGACGTCGTCGACATCATCACGGCGGAGCACTTCTACCAGCCGGCCCACGAAGTGCTGTTCAACGCCATCGTGACCATGTTCGCCAAGGGCGAGCCGACCGACCCCATCGCGGTCACCAACCACCTGCGGGAACAGGGCACGCTCACCAGAGCGGGCGGGATACTCGCCGCCCACGACCTGCTCAAGCACGTGCCGACCGCGGCGAACGCGGGCTACCACGCCGAGATCGTCCGGGACTGCGCCACGCGTCGGCGTCTGGTCACGGCCGGGGCGACCATCGCCAGCCTCGGCTACTCCGGACGCGACGCCGCCGAAGCCGTCGATGCCGCCGCGGCCGAGATCGCCAGCATCACCGCCATCGACGACGACGATGACTTCGCCCCGGTCGGCGACGACTTCGGTGACTTCATCGAGGAGATCGAGGGCCTCGGCCGCGACGGCCTGGCGATGGGAGTGCCGACCGGCTTCACCGACCTCGACAGTCTCCTCAACGGACTGCACCCCGGGCAGGTCGTCATCGTCGCCGGACGGCCCGGCCTCGGGAAGTCCACCCTCGGCGTCGACTTCCTCCGCTCCTGCTCCATCAGGCACGGCCGTCGGTCCGTCCTGTTCAGCCTGGAGATGTCCCGCCGCGAGGTGCAGATGCGGATCACTTCCGCCGAGGCCCGGGTCGCCCTGCACCACATCCGCGGCGGACACATGACCGACGAGGACTGGACGCGGGTCGCGCGGCGGACGCCCGACATCGCGGCGGCCCCCCTCGTCATCGACGCCGGCCCCAACCAGACCGTCGCCCAGATCAAGGCCAAGTGCCGCCGCCTGAAGCAGCAGGGCGGCCTCGACCTGGTCGTCATCGACTACCTGCAGTTGCTGACCGCGGGGACTTCCCGGCGGGACAACCGGCAGCTTGAGGTGTCCGAGATGAGCCGCAGCCTCAAGCTGCTGGCCAAGGAGCTGGAGGTGCCCGTCGTGGTCCTCTCCCAGCTCAACCGGGAGTCGGAGAAGCGGCAGGACAAGAAGCCGACCAAGGCCGACCTGCGGGAGTCCGGGTCCCTGGAGCAGGACGCGGACGTGGTGATCCTCGTGCACCGCGAGGACGCCTACCAGAAGGAGTCACCGCGGGCCGGAGAGACGGACCTGATCGTCGACAAGCACCGCAACGGTCCCACGGCAACGATCACCGTGGCCTCACAACTGCACTTCAGCCGCTTCATCGACATGGCCCAGACGTAGCAGGCCATCACCCCCGCCTTCCCGGCCGGGCCCGCGGGCATCGGGCCCGGCGCCCCACCAGCAACCCGCACTGAACTCCCTGAAGGAGCTCAGTCGCCCACCCCGAAGGAGATCCCCAGTGTCCACCTGCGAGTGCTGCGGCAACGCTGCCCGCGGCTACCTGTGCACCCGGCACGGGGACGAGCTGGTGAAGAACCTGCTCGACCTGCCTGGGCTGTACGACGAGGTCGGCGAGTGCCTGGTGCCCCGCCGTTCCACGTTCGGCGACATCATCCCGACGCGGGGTTCGGCCGGCCCGCGGTCGCCGGTCAACGAGGACGTCATCGACACGGTGAACTGGGGCCGTGCCTGCGAGGTGATGCGCTTGTGGCGTGGGGACGTGCGGCGGGTCCGGTGGCCGCACCGCGGGGCTCCGCCTTCGGGCGGGCTGGTGGAGGACTGCCGGTGGCTGGCCCGGCAGCGTGACTGGATCGTGGCGGCCTACCCGGCGGCCGGGGATCTGGCGCGTGAGGTGCTGGAGCTGCGGCGTGCTGCCGAGTCCGTTGTGGGGGCGCTGGAGCCGCGGCCGCAGCGGCTGGGGAACTGTGTGGCCGTGACCGGGGAGGGCGTGGTCTGCGGGGCGGTGATCAGCCGTCTGCCCGGGGAGACGCGGCTGGCCTGCCCGTGGTGCGGCTACGTGTATGAGACGGCGCAGGACTGGGCGTTGCTCGTGCACTTCTCCCCCAGAGAAGCAGCATGAGTATCGCTAACCCCCTTGCGCATAGGGGGGTTAGTGATAGTCTCGGAGAGGTGGAAACGCCCCTATGGCGGGACCAAATCCGCACGGAGGATGAGCTGCTGGAACAGCTCGAATCCCAGGTGGATCAGGCCCGCAGACGACGGGCGGAAGCCCTGAAGGAAGGGGTCGGCGAACTCGGCAGCGTCTATGCGCTGGCGAAGGAGCTCGGCCTCAGCTGGACGGCAGTCGCCCACTCGATCAAGAAGTACACAACCCCATAAGACGAGGGCCGGGCAGCAGCTCTCCGCGGTGCTGGAACACCGGGGAGGCGCGCGCGCCGCCCGACCCTCTACCGACTTGGATCTCACACCAGGAGTCGGCATGACCGATCTTGCCATGTCTGCGGCCCGCCGCAGCACCCCGGCGCAGGAGCTCAACGAGCGCTTCGCCGCCATCTACACCCAGTTCCAGCCCCGCATCGCCCGCCTCGTCACCCGCGAGGTCCGCGGCGGAAACCACCACCTCGCCGAAGACCTCACCGCCGACGCCTTCTACCGGGCCTGGCTCGACCTCCACAAGTGCCGGGCCACCACCGACGGCCAGATGTACAACTGGCTCGCCACCCTCGCCCGCCGCGTCGTCACCGAGCACTACCGGTGGAAGAAGAACACCGCCGAGGTCCCCGCTGACACCGGCCACTGGACCTACGCCAACCGGGAGATGGACCCCAGCGGCGCCGGCTACTACACCCCGGCCGCCACCGGCTTCCGCACCGCCACCCTCGCCAACGGCGACTCCGACCCGAACATGGACGAGGCCCTGCGCCGCGCCCGCCAGGGCGGGGGCAAGCGATGACCACCCCCCAGGACCCCCAGTACCGGCACGGCACCGTCACCCTCCGCACCATCGACCACGGCCAGGTCACCGTGCCCGAACCCGCCTGGTGCACCGGCCACGACAACGACCCCGTCAACGCCCTCGCCGACCTCACCCACAACGGGGCGGCCACCACCGCCAGCGCGGTCACCGCCCGCTACGGCCAGGTCGACATCATGGACGCGCGCATCACCCAGACGCCGCACGGGCGCACCCTGCCCGAGCCGCGCCCCCTGCTCGTCGTCCACGTCGACGTCGACGCCACCGTGGCCCCCGAGGACGCCCGGCACCTCGCCCAGGCCCTCCGCGTCGCCGCCGTCCGCCTCGACCGCCTCATCGCCGACCTCGCCCACCTGCGAGGTGAGCACCGATGAGCGAGACCCCCGACACCCTGACTGGCCCGGTCCGGGCCCTGCTCGCCGCGATCAGCGATGCCCTCGCCCTGCCCCACCCCGGCCGCGACTACACCGACCTCGCCGGGTACGAGCGGCACGCCAGCGACCGCATCGCCTGGATCCAGGCCACCATCCGCGATGTCCTCGGCGGTGAGGCCATCCTCGGCCTCCAGTGGGAGGCCGACTACCTGCGCAAGCAGAGCGAGCTGCGCCCGGCCGACTACCGGACCGTCGACGAGTACATCGCGGCGCTGAAGGCGGGTGGAGGCCGGTGAGTACCGTCGCCCAGCCCGTCCTCACCATCACCGCCCTCGTCCTCGCGCTCGCCGTCCTCGGTCTGCTGCTCCGGGCGCTCCGCAGGACACCGGCCGCCGTCGCCGTCGCCTCCCTCGCCGCGATGGCCTGCACCGCCTACAGCGCCGACACCAGCTGGCGGTTCGCCGAACACCGCCTCGACATGGCCTCCGCCNCCGANCGNGGCGCCATGTTCGCCGCCGCCGAGCTGGCNCTNTTCTCCTGCGCCCTGATGGCCCGGCAGAACCTCCGNGCCCAGGGCGCGCCCGGCACGCCCGGCATCCTCGTCTGGGTCATCACCGGCGTCCAGGTCATCCCCGCCTACAGCGAGTCCGGCATCATCGGCGGCACCGTCCGCGCCGTCGTCGGCCCCGTCCTCGCCGC